AGGTTGAGGCGGGTTTCGATCAGGGGGATCATCGGCTCCGGCGCCACGTCGTCCTTGTCGGCAGCAGCGATGTCTTCGGCGGTGGCGCTGCGATCAGGATTTCCCTGTTCGTCGCACGGCATCAGCTTGGCGCGGGAGACGTAGTAGGGCGGGCCGTTCTCGCCCTGCACAAGGATGGCCTCGTCTTGACCGCCAGAGCCGCCCACCTGGCGGACCCTGGCCCCGGTGCGGGAATCCTGGAAGATCAACGTCACAGATGTGGACTGCGAATCACAGCCCAGAGTAACGGCAAGCCACCGCTGGCCATAAAAAAGGGGCCTGCGCCGAAGCGCGGACCCCTGGGTTGTTCTCTTGACGATCAGCCTATCAACCCCGGGTGCCGCCGTACAAGGTGCCCCGGACACTCATGTGGGAGAGATCGGCGAAGTCCTCGGGGACGAGGTAGCAGACCTCAGCCACCACCAGCGCACCGCCACGGATGTCGGAGCGCAGGCCGCTGCCGGCGGCAGAGCCGGCGGCGTTGACCGAGTAGAGGCGGAAGGTGAGATCGGCGTTCAGCGCAGTGGCCGAGCCGGTGTTCACCTGGATGCCCTGGGTGCCGGCCAGGACGTGGCCGCCCGCTGGCACGACGTAGGCGGTGCCATCGGTGCCGGTGGTGACGGCGCCTGCGGCGATCGAGCCCGCCGCCGAAGCCGCCGGAGTGGCGGTGGCCAGGGTGATCTTGTCGGTGGCGGTGCCGAAGATGCCGCTGGTCAGGGGCGGGGTGCTGACCGGCCCCTGGGAGCTGGCACCGGGCTGCGCCGAGGAGGGCAGCACCCGGAAGCCGGCCCGGTAGAGGCGGGCGCCGGCAGGGACCAGCAGACCCTGGATGTCGGCACGCGGGGGATCGTCGGCCCGTTGATCCGGCGAGGGAACAACGAAGTCCAGGACGGTCTGCAGGGAGGCGTTGACCCGGGCGTAGCCGACCTTGCGGACAGCCAGCCAGCCCGGGGTGATCAACAGGGCCTGGTGTTGGCGATCACGGGGATCGCCAGAGGCCCGGTTGTTGGAGGTGAAGGTGGGGTTGGGGAGACCGTAGGAATTGAGCGGAGCCACCGCATTCCCCGGAAAAATCTCCTTGTAAGACTCAGGCATTGGAGGTCAGGGTTGAAGGTTGACTAGGGGGTGAGGTGGATCAGAGGCCCGGGGCATTGTAAACGAAGCTGTGGGCAATCGTCACAAAGTCGGGGTTCAGCATTTCCCAGCCGGCGTACAGCTGCCAAATGCAAATTACGAACCGGCTGAAGTCATCATTCGAGTTGATGAGGACCTGTGCATCCGGGCCGCCAATGCCCAGACCGATCGACTGCGGGCCGTAGAACATGCCGACGGCACCTTGAGTCATTTGGGCGGTACTTCCGCTGAAACCAGTAGCCCCCGTGATCGATACGTTGTAACGATAGGTAGGCATGTTGGTGCTCATGAAGAACTTTACCCCCTCCCAAACGAACCCAGTTGGCATAGTTGGAGCGCCGTTCACAAAGCCCGCCTGGCCATAAGCGGGGCCCATACCGAGAGCGAAGTTCGCATTCGGCTGCATGTGAGGTTGCAGGGGGTTGACCATACCCAGGCCGCTGTACCTTGCGATTTCACGAAAATCCGGGTCGGCCCTGAGGTGCATCATGAACGTCGGATCGCACAGGCAGCGGTAGAGCCCGTCCTGGAAGTAGGGGGTGTTGCGCTCCTGCATATCCTTGACCACCTTCATCAGATCCTGCTTCGCGGAGAAGCGGGCAGCATCAGCGACGGTGGAGACGGTGTAGCCAACACCGCCAGAGGCGTTCAGTTGAGCTTCGGTGAGATCGCCGGGGAAGTAGTAACCGCCCCGGGTTTCATCAGCCTTGCCGTTGGCGTAGGCCTTGTAAAGCTCATTGATGTGGACACGATCGCGCCACCGGCGGTAATCATCAAGCAGCGTAAGACTGCCGATGCTGTTATGAAAAACTCCAAGAGAGCCGGTATCAATGAGCAGCCGCTGGGCCGTCATGATGTTTTCCTTGGAGATCTTGAAGCTGGAAGGAGCGTCAGGATCAGTAGGATCGGCGGGTCCGGTATATTCACGAAGCGAAACATTGACCTTCTGTTTCACAATGGACCGGCCAGAAGCGGTGCCGATGGTTTGATCGGGAGTCCGTTCACGGCTCTCTTTCGTACCAGGATTCCCCCAGAAGGAGTACCTGTCCAGCTGCACCGTTTGACCCGGAACTTTGGAGAAATCATGAACCACAGAGGGCTCAATCGCCATTTCCGAGATGTAGGTCGGATGCGGACGGTGCAATTCCGCACCAAGCATCTTGGGGAAGTCGCTATCAATCCACATGGGATAAAAGCTCCGGGGTTGAAGTAGGTGAAGAAAGCCGGACGCCCAATCGCGTGGCCTTGCGAGCGGAAAGGTACATACACTGTTGCCTGTGCAAGGAAACAACCCCAGATGCGACTGCGTCGAACAACACTCAGCTACGCCGAAGGTGCTGCCCTCACAAGGCTTGTCACCGCTCTCTGCCTCGGTCGCGGCAGCCTCTGCATAGTCAGCAGGAGCATCAGCTTGCAGATCGCCCACCCGTTCGCTGAAGAGGACTACGTCCACTACAAATGGCGGCGCCTCTGCCAATACCTGCCCAGCGCCAAACCGCCCCGCCTTTACGAGCAGGCCGGCAGCCTCCAAGGTGAATCAGGCCCCGGCAGCCCAGACGCTGGCCAATGGCGGATCCGGGTAGGCAGCCGCCACTTCGCCCTAGCCCGCAACCTGCTCTACCCGGACGGGCCGGGCAGCGCCATCCGGATCACCTCCGAGCCCCTGGAGCTGATGGGCGGTGAGGGCATCGCCCTGCTCTGGGCCGACCGGGGCCGGATCCGCTGGAGCAGTGGCGGGGCCTTCTCCCAGGGACGCCTCAACCTCAGCAGGTTCGACTGGCACAGTGCATCGCTGATCGCCGAATGGATCGGCACGATCAGCGGTGCCCACGGCCAGATTGCGCCGAACCCACGGCACCAGGAGGCGCCGATGCTGTTTTTCGACCACCTGGCCATCAGCCGGCTGCTCGACGTGCTCAGCGACACCTGGGTAGCCCAGGCCGCCTGCCTCAAGAAGCGCTTCACTCTCAAGGAGTCCGATGCGCTGCGGGAGGCACGGTTGCGGACCCAGATCGATGCCGACCGCCACCAGAATCAGCTCAGTGGCGCAGCGCCATCACGGCGCAGTTCGGCCCGCCGCCGGGGGCTGCCGGTGGTGCTGCCCGACGTGGGCCACGATCCGATTGCCGGCGGCTGGAAGCCGGCCTAGGGGCGACCGGTGAAAATCCGAAGGGCGCTGCCGAGGATGTTCGGCATCGCCCAGCCTGCCTTGCGCTTGGCGGCGTTCATGCCGGCCCTGGCGCCAAGCATCTGAATCGGCGCCACCGAATGGGCGGCCCGAAAGATGGCCTCCTTAGCGGCACGGCTGAAGTCGGTGGACTGGCCCTGGTTCAGCCCAGCGATCGGTGGCTCCTTGGTCGGGGCCGGCGTGCGGGCCGCCCGCATCTGCGGCGCTGGTGATGCCGATGCCGTGGTGGCCGGCGCCCTGGAGCCGCCCCGGTGGAAGGCGAGCCGCTGGTTGTAGAAGGCCTGAATGTCGGCGGCTTTCTTCACCGACTGGTTCGGGTAATAGCTGCCGCCGCTCCGCGTCGGGAAGGAGGCCCACTCGGGCGCCAAGGCCGCCATCATGTTGATGTCCAGGGGCCGGTTGGGATCCACCTTGCGGCCCCGAATCAGCTCCAGGGCAGCAGCGTCCTGGGCCTCGGGACCGAAATCCTTGAGCCCCAATTTCTTCGACACCCCGCCCCAGGTGCCGGGCATGAACTGGTAGCGGCCGGCGGCGGCGGAACTGACCCGGCCGCCCTTGATCACGGTGTCGGGGTGGCGGCTCATGTCCTTGAACAGGCCGCCACCGAACATCACCCGGTAGCCATCGGGGGAACCGTCCCGAAACGTGCCCTCCGCCCAGGCGATGGCATCGAGCAGGGCGCTCGCCTCAGCGCTGCGGGACGGCCGGGACATGGCTCACTCCGGCAGGACGCCCTGGTTCACCCAGCCTGAATGGGCGACCTGCGGCTCGGCGGAGGACTCCATCTGCTGGGCCTGCTGCTGCAGCATCGCCTCGCGTTGGGCGGCGGCGTGCTGCACCTGGGCGATCAGGTTCTGCTGGACTCCGTCGGGCTGGATGCCAATGGCGGTGGCCAGGGCTTGCTGCAGGGCGCTGGGGAAGGAGGCTGTCATGGTTGGTGACCGGCGAGGGAAGCAATGGCGGCCCGGGCGACTTCCTTCTCGGAATCGTCCAGGGCCTGGGGCAGGAAGCTGGCGAGGAACGCCATCGAGCCCGGGGCGGCTCCCTCCGGTTCGGTGGGAACGGTGACCCCAGGGACCTGGGTGTACGGGGAGTCGAGTTCGTCCATGGATCACATCGGGGGTTGGGCTGCGTACTCCGCCAGGGCCTGGCGGTACGCATCGTTGTCGCGCTGGGGCTGACCGGCGCCGAGCAGGGCGGCGGCCAGGGCGGCGGTACCGACACCGGCGGCAATGCCACCACCCAGGTGCTGCCAGTTCGGCAGGTTCCAGTCCTTGGCCGGCCCGAAGCCGCCATAGGGGTTCGGGTTCACCTCGGTGAGCCAGTCGCGGGCGCCGCCCAGGTTGAGGCCGCCCGCGCCGCCACCGCCGAGGCGGCTGGCCAGGTTCGGATCGATCAGCCGCAGCAGCTTGGTGGCCGTCTCCCGATCGTTCTCCAGCAGGGGGGTCAGGCCCTGGCCGAAGTTGCGAACGCCGTACTTCTGGGCGTTGTAGATGATGTCCTCGATCGGCTTGTTGATGTCCATCTGGGCCAGGATCGCCCGCTTGCGCACGGCTGGATCGGCCATCAGGGCGTCGATTTCGCTGCGCGGCAGGGCCATCATGAAGTCCAGTTGCCCGCCAACCACGTCGCGGCGGGCGTCATCGCCCAGGCCGGCGAAGCCCTGAATCTGCATGGCCCGATCCAGGGCTGCCCCGCGCATCAGGGCCTCCTCCGGCAGATCAATGCCCCGCAGGAAGTCGTCGAAGCTGATGTTCTGCTTCCAGTCGTTCCGCAGGGTTTCGTAGGCGTTGTTCAGGGCCACCTCAGGGGCCACGTCCGTCGATCCACGCAGCACGTCGAACGGCGTGAAGCCATTGCCATCCCGGTTCGCCACCTTGAACGTGAGCGGGACGAAGGGGCTGCGAACCCCCAGGGCCTGGTACTCCGGGCCCAGTTGGTCGATCGCCTCGGCCATCTGGCTGAGGGAGTGGGCCGCCTGCCGGCGTTGGTTGCCGCCCGAGAGGCCTTCGGCCCGGCGGGCATCGCCCCGGGCCTTGATGCCGGCGTTGAGCAGCAGGCCGGCGGCATGGGCGCCACTGGTGTCCTTGGCTTCGGCCGCCTTGCGGGCCGAATCGCTGAAGTAGGACTTCACCGCCTTGCCGGTTTTCTTGACGCCCTTGGGCGCATTGGCCCGCAGGTTCTCCGACTTCTCGGTGGTGGTGCCATCGACCGGTGCCGACGCCGGGGCGCCACCGTCATCGGGAACTTCGATCTGCTTGCGCAGAGCGTCCGGGGGTGTGGGGGCACGTTGCATGGATCAACTCCTGGTGGGATTCAGCGGCGGGGCATCAGTTGTCCACGGCCCAGATCTTGGCCCGCAGGGCATCAGGACCAGCGGCGTCGAGCGCCTGCCAGGCCTTGGTGGGTTCAGCAGCCGCCACCTCCTGGAAGCGACTCCAGGCATCGGCCGGGCTGAGGCCGGCGGTGCCACCGGGGGCGGGCATGGGGGCCGCCATCGGGCGACCGAAGCCGTCGACCGGCACCTGGGGCTGCTGCATCTGGGCCTGGGCCTGGAACTGCCGCAGGGGGATGCCCGCCTGTTGGCCCACCAGGGGGCCGTCGGGTTGGATCAGGCCTTCGGCCAGGCGGGTGCGGGCCTGCTCGCCGGGCAGTTGGACCGGGCAGGGGCCATCGGGACCGAAGAAGGCCTCGGTGTACTGGGAGAGCAGCTGGGGAACGGTGAGGATCCGCACCAGGGATTCCCGCTCCACCTCCGAGACCTGCATCAGGTCGACGGCCTTGTTCGCCCAGTCGATGTGCTCCTGGAGCGCCTGGGCCTGCTGGGACTGGGCCTGAAGCGACTCGATCAGGGCATCCTCCAGGGTGGTGGCGTAGGTGTTCAGCTTGGCCGGCGCCTCGGGACCGAAGTAGCCGAGCACCTCCAGGGATTCGGCGCTGATCTGCGAGAGGAAGCCGTCAACGGCCTCGCTTGCCGCCGGTTCGCTGACGGGCTGGGCCACCGGCTGGGCCACCGGCTGGGCGACGGTCTGCTGTTGCGCCAGCGCCAGCTGGGCCAGCTGCTGGACCTGGGAGGCCGTCAACCCAGGTTGCGGCGACCCGGTTTGTTGGGGCTGCCATGTCGGCAGCGCCCATCCAGAGGGGTCGGGGGGCGCCTGCGGCTGCTGCAGGGGCGCCCAGTTGAGGGCTTGGGGTGCCTGGGGCGCTTGTGGGGTCGTAGGCCAGGGTGCCGCCGATTCCTGGGGCGAGGTCGGTGTCGGGCTCCACTGCCCGCCCATCAGGGCCTGATACGCCGCTGCCCATGGGAGACCAGCTCCAGAGGGATCCGCCGCCGGCTGCGGTGCGGAAGGCATCGCGCCGTTGCTGGCGTTGCCGTTCCATGTCGGTTGGCTCGCCACGGCCGGCGCGGATGCGATCGGCGTCGTTGAGGTCTGGGGGGACTGCGGCTGGGTCTGCATTGTGGAAGGTTCCCGAGTAGCTCAGCTCCTGCCGGAGGAACTGCAGGTTGCGCAAAAGGTACGGGGTGAGGTCGAAAGCAGGGTCGGCCGCCATCGGCAGATCCGGCTCGGCCGGGTGCGGGATCGACATCAGGGCCCGCGTCAGGTCGACGAAGATCCCCACCGAACGCTGGGTGGCCTCGACCATTCGGAACGGGAAGCCGCCGAGCATGGCCGCCCGCTCCTCCGGTGTGCGCTCGGGGAACAGGTACTGCAAGGCCTCGATCGAATCAACGCCCAATTCCTGTAGGTTCCGGGTGACGATCGAGTTCTGCATGATCTCCTGAGTGGAGAGTTCAAAGACATCACCCTCCCAGCGCCAGTTGACGCGCACATCGCCATCGGGAATCAGGCCAACAACCCCTGGTGGCAGGGTGCCCATTTCTTTGAACTCGGCGAACTTCTTATCCCACGTTTCCTTGTATTCCATCATTGCCTGCTGGTACTCCAGTTCCAGCTTCTGGAGGACCTCTGGCGATGGTTCCTGCTCCATCAATTCCGGCATGACAGGTGCCGGTTTCTTGAGCTTGATGGCATAGGCGAACGAGTCACGGAACAACCGCTCCTCATTCATGATCATCAGCGAGAACAGGCGGCAGAAGCCGTATTCGTAGAAGTCCCGGGCCTTGCGTTTTGCCGTGGCCTGCACCCGGCCGTAGAGGGTGCGGACCTCGTAGGCGGTGGCACCGGAACTGATCGAAAGATCATCGACGCCGCCCAGGGCCGAACGGATCAGCTCCTGGTACTGGGCGGCGTAGCCGGTGAGATCCCCCGGCACCGGATCGGGTGAGATGTAGGTGACCCGGTCGGCCGCCTCAACGTTGGTGATCAGGCGGGGCACCCGCAGCTCGCCGTCGGCGCCCAGCAACGAGGGATCACTGCCCCGGGTGGAGCGCTGGCCGATGGGCTTGAAGCCACTGTTAGAGGCGATGGTGGCCCGCTGCGGCTTGCCATCGGTGGTGTCCGCCTCGACCAGATCGCTGCGGGGCCGCGAGGACACCAGGGTGGGAGTACCAAAAAAGCGCAGGTTTTTCCGGATGTTCCTCACCATCCGGTCGTGCTCCAGGATGTAGCCAGAAAGCCAGTCGAACTCGCCGTTGCCGGCGCCGGCCGCCAGGCCCCGGTTGTTGAACACCTCCACCGCCGGGATGAAACCGAAGGAGTTGGCATAGCGCCGCATCGCCGGCAGCACGCGGGTGTGATAGCCGGAGTCGAAGCTCGGGCGCTCAGAGGAAATGGCCTGCTCGATGCGATCACGGAACACCCGCATGTAGACCCAGCGGGTGGCGGTGCCAGCACCGGTGGCACCGCCGTAGTTGGTGCTGTAGTTGCCGCCGTAGGAGAACGAATCCATGGCCGATCCAGGATTCTGGCGGACCTGGAACGGATAGATGATCTGGATCTCTTCCAGTTGGCCGTCTTCGTCGTAGTAGGCGCGAAATTGATCCTTGATGAAGTAGTGGATGCGGTACAGATCCCGCGATGGACACATATAAAGAAGTCCCTTCCCATCGATCAGGAAGGCGTCGATCATCGCCTCCAGACGCCCGGGGAGTTCGTTGTAGTCAACGGTGCGGCGCAGGAACTCGCGGCGGGCGCCGTAGGTGTCCTGCTTGGCGAAGAACTCCACCCCCTGGCGGACCATGAACAGGCGCATCTGGGCCAGGTGGCTGGGCACGACCATCGAGTCGACGCCACCACTGGACTTCCGATCGCGTGCGTCCGCCAGCAGCTGCTGGAACCTCAGTTCATCAAGCGCCATGGCCGCCTCCGGATGGGAGCAGGGTACGGGCGTTCACTCGGGCTCAGTCCAGGGCATCCCATTCGCCCCAGGCCGTTTCCACCTGGCCCTGCCCCACCAGCCCCTTGATCGCCAACACCATGGCGTCGGGGCAGTCGTCGTTGTCGGCGTTGCCGTAGTTCAGCAGTTCATTCCAGAAGGGATCCCAGTTGATCCAGCGGTTCCAGGTGACTTTGCCCATCTGGAACAGGCCGAAGGTGCCCCGCAGGCGGGTGAGCTTGTCGCCGCGCCAGGACGTGACCGGACGGAAGGTGACGTTGTGCAGCCCGCGTTGATGGCGCACGACGGCTTCGGCGTCCGCTTTCATCGACTGCTGGTAGGAGATGGCCTCGACCATTGCCATCACGCCGGCATCGGTGGAATACCAGGCCTGCTCCCTGCCGCCGTCCTGCTCCTCCATCTCGATGATGCCCCAGTCCAGGAGCATTTCGCAGAAGGCGTCGATCTTCTCCAGGTTGCCCATCATCCGCATGCGGCGATAGTCGATGAACTCGATGCGATCGTCGATGCGGCCGGCCAGGAGCATCACCGTCCAGTCGGAGCGCTCCTTGAGGGCGGACGAGAGATCGATGCCGACCGTCAAGGCGTCGTAGCTCTGGGTGAGTTCGCCCAGGCGCAGCCAGTCTTCGGGGAAGTCCACCTCGGACTTGGAGACCGGTTTGTTCTGGAACTGGAAGGCGAAGGCGATCGGATCCTCCCGCCTGAGCTTCTGCAGGTGATCGAGGGAGTACATCTCTGGCCAGTAGCTGGCTTCGATCCCGTTTTCATCGGCGACGATCGCCTGCTGGGTTTTCACCTTCCAGCCGTTCTTCTCGTTGAAGGTGGTGGCGAAGATGTCCACCGGGGAATAGCGGGTGCCAAGGGCGATCGCCCGGCCGCCCTCCAGCAGAGTGGGCTGCACCACCTCCGTCCAGTTGGTGATCAGCTTGCGGCGGATGGCCGGGTTCTGAATCGATTCGCTCGACTTGATCACGTCGTCGAGGATGATCAGCTGGGAGCGGCGGCTGGTGATCGAACCCGACAGGCCCTGTCCCACCAGGGTGTAGGGGTCGTCGGCGTTCGCCTCGATGCTCGCCACATCGAAGTCGATGCTCCACAATTCATCGGACTGGCGAGCCTTCGACAGAGAGATCATCGGGAAGATCTCCCGATACTTCTGCGACGTGATGATCGTCTTGATCGTGTGGCTTCTCGACCGGGCGATGTCGAGCGAGTAGCCCAGATAGAGCATGCGCAGCATCATGCGCTGCATGCCATGAACGCCAATCAGCCAGGACGGCAACATGGCGAGGGTGGTGGACTTGGCGCTGCCCCTGGGGGCCAGGATTGCCAGGTTGGGGCCGGCGATGCGCAGCAGCTGGGAGCTGTCCTGGTTGGTGACGATCTCCCGGTGCCATTCCCTGTGGTGGGCGGCGGGTGGCTTGTCGAAGACCTCGCAGAAGACACCGAAATCCGTCCGCGCCAGGCGGATGATCTCCGGGACCTCAAGCTCCTGCTTGATAGTGCCAGCGGCCAGGCTCTTGGCCCGGCTCAGGTGAGCGAGGGCGAGTTCCAATCAGACCCCGTCATCGAGCTGCCCCGGGGGGTCGTCCTGCAGCACGGGCAGTGAATACTCCACCCGGGACCACCAGTAGGTGACGGTGTCCTTGTCAGCCTTGATCGAGAGGGTGTAGCCGGTTTCGGGAATCAGCAGGCCGTCACGGGCCCGCACCGGAAATCCTTTCTCCCGCAGGGTTTCAAACACCAGGGTGAACGGATGCCCCCGGAACAGCCGCAGCACCTCCACGGGGAACGTGTGGCTGGCGCCGACAATGCTTCGTGTGATCTCAGGCACTGAGATGAACGTGAGTTCACCTCAGTGTATGTGCATGTTCTAGGCCGCCTTATGCCGGGTTTCGATGTCAGCCCAGCTGGCCTCGATGGTGGCCTCAATCGCCGGCCAGATCGTGGCGTCCCGTCCATAGACCTTGCGCAGGTTCTTGCTCAGCACATCAACCCCAGCCAGTAGCAGGGAGCGGCGATCGTGCATCGACTGCATCTTCGCCATCGCTTCGATGTGACCCCGCAACTCCCGCGCCAGATACGACACCTTGGTGGGCAGCTCACTGATGCGGATCTTCGGCTTGGCGTCCGGATCCAGCGGGTAGGCGGCCTCCCGCAGGTTGTCCAGATCGCTCTGCAGCCGGGCGATCTCAGCTTCCAACAGGGCGAAGTGATCCATCTTGCGGAAGCGGCGCATCACCCAGGCTTCCCATTCGTCCACCCCGACGCCCTCCATGCCCAGCAGCGAGGCGTAGAGGTAGCTGTTGACCGGCGATCGCTCCGTCTGGGTGTACTGCAGTACGGCGGCCTGCCGGCGTGGCGTGAGCGAGCGCATCCAGGCCTCGATCGGCTCCAGCCGCTGCAGCAGGGGCTGGGCGTCCTCCTGGCTTGCCACGATGTCATCGGCCATGGTTCAGCGCTTCAGACCACCCCGGGCCAGCCTGAAATCGGTCTCCTGCTTGTGAGTGTAGGAGTCGCGTTCTTCGGCGGCCTTGTTGCTGTCCACCTCGCGGGTTTCCTGGCCGGTGGCGCGGATCTTCGTCACGTCGCTGTTGGTCTGAGCACCCAGGTAGTCCTTGCTGAGGGTGTTGGCCTTCTCCATCCCCTCCATTTTGAAACCGTGCTCCGCCGTCATCAACTCCTTGGTGTTGCGGGTGTCGACGTTCGATGCCCGCTCCTGGGCCTGGCCCACCGCATCGAGCAGCCCCTTGCTGATCTCGTAGTCGGTGAACTTGCTGGCGGTGGAGGCCTGCAGGGCGTCTTTGTAGGTGCCGCGATCAGGGTTGGCCTGATCGTTGGAGACCTGCCAGTTCATCACGCCTTCGTAGGCGGCTTGCATCCAGGGGAAGGAAACGGCCATGGTTCAGATGGAGCGAAGGGCGAAGGGGAGCAGCAGGCCGTCGGCCAGGCCGTCGAGGGCGCGGGACCACTTGTTGCCCCGGCGGTTGGCATGCGCCAGCTGGGCCATCTCCACCTGGCGGGCATGGGTGTTGAGCAGCAGGGCGTTCTGGTTGGCGACCTGGGTGGAGACGGCGTTGAAGGCATTGAGCCGATCCTCCTTGGAGGCCCGCTGCATGTCGAAATCCAGCTGACGGCCACGAAGGGCGGTGTCGTCCTGGCGGGCCTGGGCCGTTTCACGCAGCTGGCCCAGTCCAAGCTCAAAGGTGTTGCGGTTCTGCTCGCCCTGTTGGCGGATGCCCTCCAGGACGCCCCCCAGCTCCTTGAGCTTGAGATCAAAGTCACGCCGATCCCTGGCCTCCAGCTTGCCCTGGGTTTCCCTCTCTCGGCGACTGGCCCGCCGCCGATCCCGCTCGGCCTGGAACTCCTGGCGACCACCGGGAAAGAGCTTGGCGAAATCGTCATTGGTGGGGGCCCGCAGTTTCCACGTCCGGCCCCCATCCGTCGACTCCTTCACCTGTTCGCTGCCCCAGTCGAAATCCAGGGCGTGACCACCCTGGCGCCACTGGCCAATGGCCTTGCCGACATCAGGAATCGCGCTGACCCCAGCGGTGGCGCCGACGCCGAGGACGGTGGGTAGCAGCAGATTCCACATGGCCGGCGACGACTGGTGGCGTGAGGGTACGGGCCTAGGACTTCTTGGCGGGCTTGGCCGCCTTGTTGTCGTCGGCCTCGGGAATCAGGCCGAAGTCGCGGGCGCTGGGGATCGCCGTCAGCTGGGGCATCTCCGGCAGCTGGAACGGCTGGCGATCGTCGAGCAGCGCCCCGGCGGCCTTGGCCACCCCAGCCAGGCCGCTGAGCAGCAGGGACTGGCCGGCCGGACGGAACTCGCTCTGACGGGCGTTGAGTGTGAGGGCGTTACTGAGGGCGTCCTGGGCGCCGATGGCGATGTCGGCTCCGGCGCGGATGCCGGTGGCTCCCACCTGGGCGCCGGCCTGGAGGCCGGAGCCGGCGATCTGGGCGGTGTTGGAACCCACCTGACCCGCCAGATCCTTCCACTTGGAGGCCGAGGCGATGGCCGCCGGCAGCCATTCGGCGTCCTTGACCTGAGGGATGGAGGCGGGGTTGAGCGGGGCGCGACTGCCGGCGGAGGCCAGGCCCTGGTACTGGTAGAACATGGCTCAGCCCATGAGGGAGGAAAGGTAGATCTCGGTGACGCGATCCGCCCGTTCCTTCGCGGACCTGGCCTGCTGCTCCTTCATCAGGATCTGCATGGCGGGGCTGTTCATCTGGCGGTTGATCTCCGCCAGTTCGGCATCCCGGGTGCCGTTGTAACCGAGGGCATCGAGCGCTTCACCGATGCTGGCGATCACGCCGCCCCGGCCGGAATCCGCCCGATCCACCGCCGACTGGGCGGCGCTGTTGACGGCACCACCGGCGCCAGCCCCAAGCCCGCCGCCGAGCAGGGCGCCAGCGATGCGAGCGAGCTGGACGCCGCCGTTGCCCCTGGCGCCAGGGATCAGCCCGCCCAGGCCGGCGGCCACCTCACTGCCAACCGACCCACCAGCCAGGGCACCGAGGCCCGAGACAACCGCACCGGCTTCGCCGAACTGATCGCTGGCCCCCATCCCCGCCCCGAGGGCGCCAAGGGTGATGGCGGCGGTGGGGGCGATGGCACCGATGACGCCACCGGTGGCCATGCCCGCCTTGGCCATACCGGCGAGTTGGTTCACCAGGTCCTGACTGGGTTGGCCTTGGTGCTGCGCCTGCCAGTCGTTGACCCGATCCCAGAGGGTGGGGCCGGACTGCTGTTGGGGCTGCAGCGCCTGACTCCAGGCGCCAAGGAAGCCGCCCTTGGACTGGTGGGTGTGTTGCGCGGTGGTCTGGGCGCTCAGCTGGGCGGGGGTGGCACCGGCGTTGGG